TTGAGCACCGTTGAAAGCGGAACACTCAACAATAAGGGCATCCATCACTACCAAATTGCACCCGCAGTCGCCAGTGCTACCGGTGTGCATGCAGCCATTGCGTTGACCGATGCCGAGCAGGACATCACGACCGGCATCACAGATCCAGACGTGCCACGGACCGTAACGGTGAAAGGCAATGCATCGGGCATTACCGGCGACGTGGTGATCACCGGAACCAATGTAGATGGAGATGAGATCACCGATACGATCGCGCTCAATGGCGCCACGGAAGTGGAAGGCGTGAAGGCATTCGTCACAGTCACCAATATCCATCTGCCGGTGGAAACCCATGCCGGAACCGATACGGTTAGCGTGGGCCGGAAGAATAAATTGGGCATGCCTGAGATTATCTACAATGCCGCGCTGCTGTTGGTCAAGCTGTTCAACGGGTCCGCCGACACCGGCACGCTGACCGTGGATTCGGATGAGGTTGAAAAGAATCTCTTTGCCATCAACGGCACACCCGATGGATCCAAAGTACTCGACCTTTATTACATTGCGTAGGAGGTTGTGATGACAAATCCTGCTTATGTGAACTGGGTCGTGATGGTCAAGGGCGACCAGGAGAAATCTGTTCATCCTGGCAATGTCGAGAACCATGAGCGCGCCGGTTGGGTGCGCAAAGAGCCAGCTGCCGCGGTGGAAGCAGATATGAATCCCGCCTATCAATCCCTGACCTTGACCGAGTTGACTGGCAAGTTCATCGAACCTGCAGAGGCGGAAACTGTCTCCGCGGAAACTCAGTCTGCCTCGGCAACCGAAGAACCGTCTGCAGCCGCAGAGCCGGAAGAGCAAACCGAGAGCTAACCGATTCCCATGACTAACATTTTGACCGCCGCTGAGGCTGCCAATTTCGTCCGCACGGATGCGGGCGATGCAGTGATGCTGCAATTATTGCCGCTGGTTGATCAATATCTATTGAACGCCACCGGGCATGATTGGAAAGCTGACAGCTCGATTCACAAAACCGCCGTGACCGCGGCTGGGATGTTGCTGGTCTATTGGTATGACAATCCCATGCTGATCGGGCAGGCACCGGCCGCACTCTCGGCAGCACTGGTGCAGCTGGAAGCTGAGGCGCTGAAATACCACAAGTACTGTTTCTACGGAAACAACGGCATTGGCGGTATCGCATTACCAGGCGCACTGGTCGGGCAGGTCGTGATCAGGCTGGAAGGTGTGTATGTTGTCACCGGCAACCAGGCTACGAAGTTTGAGTCGGTGATTACCATCCAAAATCAAATCCAGCAGATCCACAGTGGCAATCTCGCTGGCAATCAGTATGTGGTGGTGCTCAAGCATCCCGCCGAAGATGTGAGTGCGTAATGTCAGACTTTACCGTCAACGTTGGCGATCTGCGGACCCGCATCACGTTCCAGTCACCCACAATCAATAAAGACGCGGGCGGCGCACAATCAGGAGCGTATGCCAACGTGGCTACGAATCCCACAGTCTGGGCGCAGTGGATCAACGATCACGGGCAGGAGTCTGTGGCGAGTGGCGCGGATGTTTCGGTGCAGCGCGCTACGGTCCGTGTGCGTAATCGCACTGACATCTTGACCACCTGGCGCGTGCTCAAAGATAACGAGCCCTGGAACATTCTCTCCATTGATCCCGTGCAGGATAAGAACCGCTGGGTCGAGCTGCGTGTCGAACGCGCGAAAGGCACCGTGTAATGACCACCAAAGGCACGCTTGATTTCAAAGCCCTTACACAATGGATGGAAGATATCGCCGCGGCGGGCGAGTCTGTGGATGATGCGGTCGCTGAGATCCTGGTGGATGCGCAGCCATTCGTGACAGGTGAGCTTGAACGAAACCTGCATAAGACATCGGAGCAATGGACGCCGCTTCTGGCGCTCACGATCGCGGTCAGTGGTGTGCAGCAAACCGGCAATTATATTTTCATCGAAGCCTCTGCCGGTGCAGGCGATTATCAAGCCGCCAGCGCCAAAGAATATGGAACCGCACGTCAAGCAGCTGAACCGTTCTTCCGTCCCACCTTTCGCGGACATCTGCTGAAGAACAAACTCAAAGCAGATATGCGGTTGATCGCCAAACGCTATGGATTACAGGCATGACTACGATTTTCGAACGTGTTGAAACTGCCCTGGGTACTCTCTCCCCAGCTGTGCCATTCGCAATGGCGCCGTATAAAAGTACCGGCGCATTGCCTGATCAATACATCACACATCAGTTACTTCCCAGCGAAGCAGCACAACATGCCGATGATGCTGAGACCGAACGCACTTACACAATTCAAGTTTCGATATTCAGCCGCGCCGGGTTGGTGTCTTTGCCAAACGTAGATGCCGCCATGCTCGCTGCTGGATTTGTAAAAAGTACCGAACGTCAACTGCCACAAGACCAGGCGACCGGTCACTACGGTTTGGCAGTGGATTATGTCTATCTATAAAGGAGTACGTTATGACAGCAAATGCAACTGAACGAAAAAGCACTGTGGGCGTGCGCGATCTGTATTATGCGCTCGTCACACAGGATGATGATAGCGCTTATGCAGCGGACACGCCTGCCTATTTTGCGCCTGCCATGTCCGTCAAAGTGACGCCTGCCTCCAACTCGGTCACCCAATACGCGGACGATGGTCCCTTCGACACCATGACCAGCGAAGGTGAGACCAAGATCGAAATGGATGTGACCGCGATCCCGATGGAGATCCGCGCCGCTATCCTTGGCAAGGTCTATGATGCTGCGACCGGACGGCTGATGGATAACGGCGGCAATCCGCCTGATATCGCGCTAAGCTTCCGCACCATCAAATCCAATGGCAGCTATCTGTATATCCAGTACCTCAAGGGCAAATTCACCGCGCCCAACCGCGAGTCTTCCACCAAGAGCGACACGCCCGATCCCAAGCCCACCACCATCACCTTCACAGCTGTGAAGACCATCTATCAATTCACGGTGGGTTCGGTGACCGATGGCTTCAAGGGTGTCGAAGGCGATGAAGATGCCACCAACTTCAGCGGTACGAACTGGTTCGCGGCTGTGCAAACACCCGTGGCTGGTTCACCGTCTGCCATCACCTGCACCCCGTCACCTGCGGATGCAGCGACTGGCGTTGTGGTCAGTGCCAATATCACGTTGACCTTCAACAACGCACTGGCTGGCAATGCGGAGCGCGGCATCATTTTGACGACCGCGGCTGGTGTGCCGAAAGCGTGCGACCGCACGATCTCTTCGAACCGCAAAGTGGTCACGCTCAACCCGACCACCGACATGGCGGCTTCCACCGATTACCTGGTCATCGTGCCAGGCGTGACCGATATCTACGGTCAGACGTTGGCGGATGCTGTCTACAATTTCCAGACAGCCTAATTTATATACCGCAGCCGTTGATCTCAGCGGCTGCGGTATCCCTGGGAGAACTGCATGAGTAGTAGCAATTTGGTAGCACCGCTCACTTTGACGCTGTACGGTGTGGATGATGAAGTCAAAAGACAAGTCTCACGTTCGATCATTCCGTGGGGTGTGTTGGAACTGGCGATCGATCTTCAGGAAGAGTTCGAGAACGTGGCGTTCAACGAGGCAGGCGATCCGCAAAACATCACGCGCGATCAGGTGGCGCGGTTGACTGATTTTATTGTGTTTATTTTTGACAACGCGGTGACCGCTGATGAAGTGAAGAGCGGTGCCAGCCTGGCAGATATGTTTGCACTGTATCGCCAGATCTTCAGCCGTGTGTCTGAGATCATGCAGAAAAACCCTACCCAAGCCTTGGCATCGCAGAAGCAGAACTTGCAGAAGGTGCGCCAGGGCAAGCGCCATTAATTACCAATTGGGCACGGCGGATCAAATATATGCTGCTCGATTTTGACAAGCTGGGCAGTTTGCGTGAGATCGAACGGACCGACATGCGCAGCGTTTTATTGTTCATGTTCGAATACCCCCAATTCAAGAACGCTGCCAAAGCAGAAGCGGACGCTGTGCCTGCCTATGCCGATGAAGTAACCTGGATGTGATGAATGGGCGATGCTGCTGAAAAACTTTCTGGCAAACTAGGGATCGATACCACCGATTTCAAAACGGGTATTTCCGCCGCGAATCGGGAGTTACGCGTTCTCGAAACTTCGTTCAAAGCCAATGCTGCGGCACTAGGCGATTGGACGAAAGACGCGAGCGGTCTTGAACTGCGCATTGAGTCGTTGACCAAGAAGATGGACATCCAGCGTTTGAAAGTGGCGGCGCTCAAAGAGAACTACGAGCTGATGGTCACGCAGAACGGTGCCAACAGCCGTGCTGCGCAGGATGCCGCGATCAAGCTCAACCAAGAGACCGAGCAGCTCAATAAAATGCAGAATGAGCTAACCAACTCTGAACAAGCTCTCGCTGAACTGAACACTACCAACCAAAACGCCGGGGATGTTGCTGTGGAAACAGGCGGAAAATTCCAAGGCTTCAAGGGCGTAATTGGTGGCATTGGTACCATTGTCAAAGGCAGTCTTATTGCAATTTCTGCCATGATGATCGCCGTGGCAGGCTTAGGGGCTTCGATTGGTAGATTGGTTTTCGATACTGCCTCAGCCTCAGCTGAATTGGTGGATCTCTCTGCCAAGACAGGTATTACTACCACGCGCCTGCAAGAGTTGAAGTATGTGGGCGATCAGGTGGGCACGTCGCAGGATACGATCGTTTCATCGCTGGCACGTCTCACGCGTTCAATGGGCGATGCTCAGCAACAGCAAAAGGACTATAACCAGGCGCGTGCGGATGCGATCGCAAATGGCGAAGAGTTCACAGCGGATCTGGGTGATAGTGCCGCAGCTTTCGAGAAGTTGGGCGTCAAGACCACAGATGCCTTCGGCAATTTGCGCGATAACGAAGCGGTCTTCGCAGACCTGATCACCGCCCTGGGAAAGGTATTGAATGAAGGTGAGCGCGATGTGCTCACCATGTCGCTATTTGGAAAGAGTGCGCAGGAGCTCAATCCGCTGATCAAAGCCGGGTCTGCGGAGATGGCACGGCTTTCACAGGAAGCGCACAACGTAGGCGCGGTCATGTCTGAAGAGAACGTGGCAGCCTTCGAAGCCTTTGATGATACGCTCGCTAGTTTGCAGGCAGGTCTCAAAGGCACGCTGGGCACGTTCGCCGCGATCTTCCTGCCGGGCTTTCAAGCAGGCTTCAACCAGCTGGGCGGTTATCTTAAGAAGTTTTCAGCCATCATCGATGCATCGGATGGTGACCTTGGCAAGATCGCTCAGGGTGCAGGCGGTTTGGTCACTCAAATGGTGAAGGACATCGCCGCGCAGGCTCCGCAATTGTTACAGACGGGCGTTACGATCTTGCAGTCGATTGTGCAGGCGATCTTGAACGCCTTGCCCGCGATGATTCCCGCGGCGATCAGTATCATCACAACCCTGTTGAAGTTCCTGATCGACAATTTACCGTTGATCGTGGATGCTGGTTTGAAAGCCATCATTGCATTAGCAAAGGGGTTGGGTGATGCCCTGCCGGTCTTGATCCCTGCCATTATTGAAGCGCTCATCACGATCGTGAATACTATCGTTGAGAACGTGCCTCTGTTGGTGGATGCGGCCCTTCAATTGATCCTAGGCTTGACCAAAGGTTTATTGATCGCGCTACCGATCTTGATCGCCGCATTGCCTGAGATCATTCAAGCCATCCTCGATGCGCTGGTTGAGTCTGGGCCGCAATTTTTTGAAATGGCAGGCGAGCTGCTTGGAATGCTCGCTACAGGCATCATCGCAGCCATCCCTGTGGTGATATTAGCGATCGCAGAGTTGATCACGCGCCTGGGTGTTACCCTGGGCAAGTTCTTTCAAACGATGCCCTATTACGGTAAGCAACTGCTGGCAGGCATTTGGAAGGGCATTGTGGATAACGCCGGTGAATTTTTCAACAACTTGAAAAACTTTTTCTCAAACATGGTTGAAAATATTCAGGATCAATTGGGTATCCACTCACCCTCGACTGTGATGGAAGATAAAGTGGGTCCATTCCTGATGCCGGGTGTCACCAAAGGCGTGGAGAAAAGTATTCCGCGCGCACGCCAACAACTCGAAGCCGCGATCGGTGCACTGACCAACAACCTGCAATTAAACCTGCCTGGCATTGGAGTCGGTGGTCCGCAGTTGGCATTGGCTGGTGTCCCAGCAGGCGCTGCGGGTGCAGGTTCAGTCAGCAACACCAGCAATCAAAGCGTGGTTATCAATATTGCGGCTACGGTCCGCAGCCAGCAGGATATTGACTATCTCGCTCAGGAAGTAGCGAAACGGATCGCCTCATGACGAATTCCCTGTTACGCATCACCAATGGCACGATCACGAAGAATCTCGCCACCGGCGATGATATGCGCTTGATGCAATACAAGCCAACCATCGTGCCCACGTTTGGCGCCTATGTCGAAGATCAGGTCCGCTTTAGCTTTGTGGGCAGCAGCGGCACGGTCAATAAAGCCAACTTCAACGCGATCAATCTTTTGCTTGAACAGGCGCGCAATTATCACAACACCGAGACCGGCGCGCGCGTCTATCTGGAATATGACCCGGATGGCTCAGGCACGTATTACCGCAGTCAGGTCACCAATGGCTTCATGGAATTGACCGATGAGACCATCGGCAATCGTTGGGACTCAGCGTACCTCTACGTGATCCTGCACGTCACCCGCGATCCCTTCTGGGAGGGCGCATTGACCCAATTGCCGCTCACCAACAGTTATGACACCGGCGATACAGCCGGGCTGCGCGTTGACAATACCAGTATTCAAGTGCCATCCAGCACAACCATCGCCTGGGATGATGGCACCCCGATCTTATGGGATACCGATGACGTGCTCGAATGGGATGATCTCGTTGGTGTGCAAAACTTTGTGGATATTTCTGGCGACGATATTCTCGGAGATCTGCCTGCCAATCTCAAGATCGAGATCGAGCATACCAAATCAGGCGCCGCCAAGACCAAAGAGTTTTTCATCTGGCACAATGTGTATTCCTTCCCCGGTTCGTTCACGCACATGCTCGAAGCGGAAGATGCCACGGGCGCCACGGTCACAGCGCACACCGATGCCACTTGTCAAGATGGTGGATATGCCACGCTGGCATGGACCGCCACCACTGAAACACAGATCGCAGAATGGACCCTGAGCGATGAATTGGTAGGCAACGCTGCGGGCGGTCGGTTTGCAGTGCTGGCGCGCTGGCGTGGAGCTTTTCCATACACTAATTGTTGGACGCGCCTGGTATTGCTCACCTCCAACAATAAAGTGCTGTGGCGCGGCGATCTGGTCAATGTGTCATCCACCCGTGAATTGGTGCTCTTGAACACCATGCGGTTACCGCCCTATCTGGCGAATATGGTCAACACGAAAAGCATCAAGCTGCGCTTGTACGCCCTCCGTAATCAATCCGGCACCCATTCCATTGACCTGGATTATTTGCAGTTCTCACCCATCTCGGGCGATGCAGGCTGGAAGCGTTTCTTATCGGTGGACGATGGCATTGCCTATCAGGAAAAATTCATCCACGATGCGCTCGAGCGTCAGGATTATTTGATGGATACCACAGACGGTCTGATCGCTGAATTCACCGCATACGGCGGTCCCATCTTATTGATCCCGGGCAGGAGCCAGCGCATCTACTTCAACACCTGCGACAAAGATGGCGCGGCGAAAATAAGCCAGACGTTCAAGATCAAAGTTTGGTATCGTCCCACCCGGTCCGCACTCTAAGGAGATCCCTATGCCGAAAATTGGCGACGCGCCCTCGGGCGAAAAAACAACATTGGATGGCACGGAAAAGATCCCACTCACCGGCAGCGTGTGGGCGACTGTCTCGAGGTGGATCGCCTATCTATCGGGCGAAGGTACCCTAGCAACCAAATCCTATGTGGATGGCATTGCCGCGAACCTGGGCAAGCGCCAGCGCGTGCGCACAGCAACGACTGCCAACATCACGATCAGCACTGCGCTGAACAATGGCGATACGTTGGATGGTGTTTCTCTGGCAACGGGCGATCTGGTGCTGGTCAAAAACCAATCCGCAGCGGAAGAGAATGGTGTCTATGTCGTGGGCGCATCACCGGCGCGTGCCAGTGAGTTCGATAGCTACGATGAACATCCCGGCTCGCTGATCGCGGTGCAGGAAGGCACGACCAATGCCGATACGGTCTGGTTATGTACATCCAATGTGGGCGGGACGCTCAACACCACTGCGATCGATTTCTCAGCGCTATCCACCGGCGGTGGCAGCGTTTCAGATGCTGCTTATGGCGCCGGTTGGAATGGTGATACGACCAATGCACCCAGCAAAAACGCTGTGTACGACAAGATCGAATCGATGGGCAGCGGCAGTGTGGATGATACCGCCTACGATGCCACATCCTGGAATGGCGACACCACGCACGCCCCCAGTAAGAACGCGGTCCGCGATAAGATCGAATCGATGAGTGGTGTAACGCCACCTGCAACTGTAAATGCCACCGATATATCTGGCTGCATCAACTGGATCGATCTGGATCAAGAGACCGGCTCGGAAGGCGATGCGATTGGGACACTGACTGACCGCTCCTCCTCTGCCAACAATGCCACCCAGGGCACGGCTGCCAACAAGCCAACTCTCAGACTCAGTATCGCCAACGGCAAAAAAGGCGCCTATTTTGATGGCGTGAATGACTACCTGACCTATGGCACAAATATAGACCTAGCCACAAATCACACGATCTTGATCGTGGCATCGCCGTTTTATCGTGGCAATTATTCGCCCTTGTTGCAATATAAACAGCAAGCTCTTTATCATCAGCTCTCAACCACTAATCATTTTGGCATCTATCGAACCGGGGATGGTTATGGCGGTCTCGTGATGGGCGGATTGCCGCAGGTGTTTGGATTGCACGGTAGCTCTAATTCAAGCTACGACCTCATTCACAATTATTTGAAACGGGCTGGCTCAAATACGAACAGTTTCACAGCTGCCTCAACATCATATTTAGGCACCGATGTATTATCGACTGGTTCTCAAGTTGCATCAGGATATATATTCGAGGTGCGAATTTACAATACAAAAATTTCCAGTGCTGACCTGATAGCCAGTATCGATTGGCTGCTCTATAAGTGGGCTGGGATCATTAGGCATTAACTGCACGAGCTTATGAATATTGTTTTTTATAACCGCGACTTTACTGGAGCTGTGCCGCTCAATCTGGATATCCAGATCGAGCGCTATTCGCACGCCATGCTTGGTGGACCTGACACCGCCACGCTGAAGATCCGTCCGACATCAGACAAATGGGAGCTGACGAAGCTCCTGCGCTGCCCGGTGGAGATCTACGGCGAAGATGGCGGTCTCAAATGGTGGGGCTTTGTCGATCGGGTTGTCATCCCGCATGGGCAGATCCGCGTGGGCTTGGGATTGGATGAACTGTATAACTCGGTCGCAGTGAAACATCAGAGCGGCACCACCACCGCCTCGATCGATGCACAGTCAGTCGGTGAATATGGCACCAAGCAGTATTTCATCGATCTGTCGAATGCGCCGGAAGCCGATGCCATTGCCTACCGTGCCACGTATCTTGAAACGCATAAATATGCCGTGCCTGAGCTGGAGTTATCGGGCGGCGGCGATGAGATCATCATGGAATGTTACGGCTGGTGGAAAACGCTCAGCTGGAAATATTATTCCAATGCAGCTACAGTAGCGGTGGAAAACACCACCCAGATCTCGGATATCGTAACGAGCTGCGGGCAGTTCATCCGCGGTGTAGTGGTGCATGATGTGGCTGGGAGCGCCACCACGCCAACCCGCGATGGCTCGAATAATGCGCTGACCTATATCACCGAGCTGTTGAACGCTGGTTCGGCGAACGCCCGTCCCATGTTGGCAACCGTGGATAAGGATCGCTATCTGCATATCTACGAACGCATCGCTGAAACTGCTGAATACATCATGCGCAATGATGGCAACCTGGAAACCCTGCTCGGCAAGATCGTACAGCCTGAGAATTGTGTGTGCGCCGCCTGGGTGCGTGTCAAAGGCGTGCCCGATACCCTGGGCGGGATCAGCGTGATGCGTCCGTTTTTCATCGATCGCGCGGAATATGTTGAAGAAGACGCGGAAGGATTGTAACAATGGCACTGCGAAAAAAACGCATCGGTCGTGTTCACTACAATTCGGCAGGCGCCTTTGCGCAAATGCGGCTGGATAAATATTTACAGGAGAACATCAGCAACTTCAATGGCGCGCCGTTCACATTTCCAACACCGGGCTATGGCGGTCCGCCGCCGCCAACTTCTGGCGAGATAACGATCAAAAACAAAGCGGCATTGCATATCGTTGGTGAAGGCTTGTTCTACACTACCACGTTGGATACAGATGATCCGATCTGGCTGGCATGGACGGGTGGTTTGACAACCACCCAGCTGGAGGCGATCGACAAAATGTTGATCGTGCCGGATGGCACTGTTTATGTGTTGAACCACACAGCGGGAGTAGATACGTTTTTGGCATGGGCACCTGGCATCGGCTCCGATTTCACACTGTTGGAGAATTACACATCGATCGTCGCCAAGTTTTCAGGCTCCACAGATAATATTCATGTCATGAATATTGGTTGCGATCTGAGCAGTCCCAACACCGTGGTCTATGCTATATCAATGGGTGGCGAAAATGTCCGCACTTTTTTGGGCATGAACGGATCTTTTAGCACGGGCGCCACTCTGACCTTGGGCAATACCAACGATGGCGGCAGCATTTCCTATGGTGCCGGGGAATGGTGTATATCAATCGGAGGCAAATTCGCAGTCTTCGAAGCGGATGATTCGGCGTTGATCGTGGTGAGAACCACTGGACCGTATACCCTATCACGGCATTGCCGCGTGGGTGTCACCGATAAAACCTACCATTGGGATGATGCCCCTGAGACGGGTGGCACGGGTCAGGGTATCGCGCGGGGCGTCAATAATTGTTTGACGATGACGAACAACATTTCCCAAAATCTGGGTAACAACCGGCTGCATCAAGATTGGATCGTATGTGATCATCAAACGGGGCTGAAATTAATGGCTCGGGACTCAGATTACGAGCCACTCCGCTCCTACAATGGCGGTAACACCTGGCTGGCTTTATCTGCTATTCCGGGATATGGTGATGGGCTGTATTGGTATTTTGACGTTGCGTTAGATGATGAAAACATCTGGCTGGCTGGATCGAACACCGTCCAATATACCGAAGATTTTGGCAGCAGTTGGGTTGATAAAACCGGCAATCTAGGTGACCTGGTGACCCTCATTCAGATCAATGCGATCAAGCTTGTGCCGTAGATTACAGCTGTCCCTGCAGGACCTCGATCAAGCGCCGGATTTCATCCTGTGGCAAGCTGGATTGACTGCCTAATCTTGCGATCACATTCTCCACCTGGCTATTCATGAGACCGCTGTAAACCTGGTCGGTGATCAACATGCTGTTATGCATCACGTTCTGTGAGATCGCCTTGAACTCTTCGAGGT